TGTACTCGTCATACACGGGTACGATCTGCGGAAAATTCTACGATGCGGTGCTTGAAATCCTGAATGACGCCAACACCTATCGGTGGAGCGATGTTTTTCCGCAAAAGAACAAGGTCAAGACGGACGCGCTTGAGAAAACCATCAACCTTGGCAGGGCAAAGCACTATCCGACACTCACCTGCCGGTCTATTGACGGAACACTGAACGGTGCTACAGATGTAGACGGAGGTTTTGCGATAGGCGACGACTTCGTGAGCGGCATCGAGGAAGCGATGAGCAAGGATCGTATGATCAAGTTGTGGGCAAAGGTATCCAACGACTACATGTCCCGAGGGAAGCCGGCCACAACGAAGTATATATGGATGGGAACGCGCTGGTCACTGATTGACCCCGAGGGCATGCGCATCGACCTGCTGGAAAACGGCGCGGAGACATCCAAGCGGCGTTACAAGATCATAAATGTGCCGGCTCTGGACGAAAAGGACGAGTCAAACTTCGATTATCCCTATAAAAAAGGATTTTCGACGGAAAATTACCGCATGTTGCGGGAAAATTTCGAGCGGAATAATGATTACGCCAGTTGGAGCGCACAATATATGGGGACTCCGATTGAGAGAGACGGGGCATTGTTCTCACCGGCGGACTTCCAGTATTACAACGGCGTCATGCCGCTTAACGGAGAGGCTGCCGACCGCATCTTTATGGCCGTTGACCCCGCATTCGGAGGCGGAGACTTTGTGGCAGCACCCATTGTTTTCCAGAGCGGGGAACTCGGATACATCCCTGATGTGGTCTACAATGACGGGGACAAGCGCGTAACGCAGCATGAAATCGCCATAAAGGCCAAGAAATACGGCGTGACACTCATCCAGATCGAGGCAAACAAGTCAACGGAGAGTTATGCGGACGGTGTCAAGGAGGAATTGAAGAAAATCGGGCATGTTTGCACCGTGAGAACGAAGAATTCCTCCGCTCAGAATGTAAAATGGATGCGAATTTCGGAAAAAGCACCCGACATTCGTGAAAAATTTGTGTTCTTGGACACCGGCAGCCGGCCGAGACACTATGCTCGGTTTATGGACAATGTCTATTCCTACAAAATCAACCTGTCTAACAGGGGCTTACGGCGTCAGCACGACGACGCACCCGACTCTCTGGCACAGGCCGCGGACATGATGGGATCAAAAATGCAGAAAATTCAGATATTTCAGCGGCCTTGGTAGGAAATTTGGCAAATTGTCTGACAATTTACACAAAATTTGGATTTTTTTGACATTTTTCAGAAAAATCTGAAAAAAGGGTATTGCAATAAGACGGAATATGTGGTAGTTTCGAAAGTGAAGAACCACAATTTCTGTCTTTTTTGCATGCAAAGGGAAGAAAAATGAAGAAGAAAACCGACAAAATTCTCGCCTTTAAGCGATACACTTTCGGCAGAACGCCGATCCTGACTCCCGAGACGGAGATCACGAGAGAGAACATCATCGAGGTTCTCCAGAAGGCGATCCCGACATTCCAGAAGAATGCGGCGGAGAGTCAGTACCTGTATGATTATTACAAGGGCAAGCAGCCGATTCTGGCAAGAGTTAAGCAGATTCGTGACGACATCTGTAACACGATTGTCGTGAACAGGGCGTATGAAATCGTAACCTTTAAAACCGGCAGATTCTTGTATAAAAATATCCAGTATGTAAACAGAAGCGATTCTACAACTGACGAGGTAAACGCCCTCAACAGTCTCATGTATTCTGACGGAAAATGTGGCAAAGACCGCGAATTGGTGGACTGGATTCACATTTGCGGACATGGATACCGCATGACCCTCGACGCGCCCGCTGCTGATGGAACTCCGTTCCACACCTACACGGTAGAGCCTATGAGGGCTTTTGTCGTGCGTAGAGATACCTACGACAAGAAAACCATCCTCGGAGTGTACTGCTCCAAGTATGTAGACAAAGACGGTGCTGAACACAGTGTCTATACGGCATACAGCGACCGCGAAGTCTTTACAATTGAGAACGATGAAATCAAGAGTGTTGAGCCTCACATCCTCGGGTCTGTACCGATTGTGGAGTATCCGGCAAACTATGCGAGACTTGGCTGCTTTGAGATGGTAATCGAGTTGCTGGACGCCATCAACCTTGCTACATCTAACAGACAGGACGGTCTGGAGCAGTTTATTCAGGCTCTGATGGTATTCAAGAACATTGATCTGGAAGGCGACGACATCCTGAAACTGAAGGAGCAGGGAGCAATCTGCATCCCGTCCGAAGCGGATGTCGACTATCTGGTGCATGAACTGAACCAGAGCCAGACGCAGACTCTTGTAGACGACTTGTATCAGGCTGTTCTCACGATCTGCGGAATGCCGAACAGACAGAGCGGATCAACCTCAACCTCCGATAATAAGGGAGCGGTTGTTTTGCGTGACGGATGGAGTGCGGCTGCAACGGCGGTTAAGGAAACCAAGCAATATTTCGAAGCGGCCGAAAGGGAAATGCTTACGATTGTGCTTAGGTTGTTCAATGTTTACCGCGACGCGGATGCGATAATCAATAACCGCACTCCGCTCTCGCTCTCCGACATCGAAGTGCATTTTGATGAGGGAGAGTACGAGAACATGTTGGAGAAAGCGCAGGTTCTCCAGATGCTGCTTGCATCCGGCTGGGTACATCCGAAAGATGCATTCGCATTTTCCAATATTTCCGCCGATCCCGAAGCGGCATACCTCTCTGGAAAAGACTTCCACGACGAACAGGAAGCGAAGGAAACCGAGGAACTTATGGGCGACCGCGAAGGCGGAGAGCATATGGTTCACTCATATTACAGGAAAGACCCTACATCATAGGTTGAGCAATGTATGAATACACGGACAAAATCATGAAGTCCCTGACGGTGCGGATGGTTCGGAAATTTAATCATCTCAAGACAAAATCGGTTTTAAAATTTGATGAAGTTAACGAACTACGCACCGATGTGGACAAATGCTACAAGGACTGCCTAAGAGAAATCAGACAGGCGTACCTTGATATTGCCCGTTATTACTATAAAAAGGCCGGCGGCAGCGATTCCGTAATCGATCTGATCTGGATTAAGCACTTTCTTGGCGGGTTTGATCCCGTCACGAAATACATTTTTGATACGGAGGCCGACCGCAAGAGGGCGAGGGCTTTCGAGGCTCTTGCCGTAAGCAAAGACCCGTCCGAGGTTGATAAGGCATTGCGGCTTTTCCACAATCAGGTAAAGCAGTGGGCTGACGAGGTTACCGACGAGGCGACCATGGAGGCGTACATTGCGGCCGGAATAAAGAGGGTTAAGTGGAAAACCGAGGAGGACGCAAGAGTGTGTCCCGAGTGCGGAGAGCGGAATAACGAGATATATCCGATCAATGCTGTACCCGATAAGCCGCACATCAATTGCAGGTGCTATCTTCTTCCTATCAAGTCATAATAAACTCCGCAAAACGACACGGTGGTTCGCCACAGTACACACCAACTTACCCTCGGATGTGGGCGGGTTCAAATCCCGCCGTGTCGAATACAGACAGAGAAGTCTCTAAAACGCAACATAATGACAGAGAAGTCAACAAACGCAAACAAACGCACAGAGAAGTGGGTAAAACGCAGGAGGTTTCACAATGGCAAAAATTGACACCGCAAAGATTGAGGGATTTGATTCTCTCACACCTGAGCAGAAGATTGAAAAACTGCTTGCTTACGAAATGGAGGAGTCCAAGCCGGACTATTCAGGATATGTCAAGAAGGATGTATTCGACAAAACGGCCTCGGAACTTGCCAAGATGAAGAAGGAAGCACTCGACCGTCTTTCCGAGGAGGAAAAGGCGAAGGCGATTGCAGCGGAGGAAATGAATAACCTTCGCGCTCGTAATGCTGAACTCGAAAAGAACGCGACGATCGCAACCTACAAAGCAAAATACCTTGCAAGCGGTTATTCGGAGGATTTGGCCGGCGCAACGGCCGAAGCATTCGCCAACGGCGACATGGACACCGTATTTGCAAACCAGTCCAAATTCCTTGAACAGCACGACAAGCAGGTAAAAGCAAGCATGCTCGGCGGGACGAAGACACCCCCTGCGGGCGGCGGTGCGGGCGTACCCTCGAAAGAGGACATCTTAGCAATCAAGGATGACGACGAAAGAGTCAGGAAGATTGCAGAAAACATCGAACTATTTTGAAAGGAGAAATAAGTAATGGCTAATGTTATTACCGATGCCGAGACCAATTTGATCAAGGCGACAAACCTGAAAAGAGCGCGTGAGATCGACTTCCTTAAGTTGTTCGGTCAGGATGGCGTAACGAAACTCATGGAAGCACTTGGTGCTACCAGAAAAATCCCGATGGTAGAAGGAACTACCATGTACCTGTACGAGATGGATGGAACTCTCCAGAACGGTGCTGTTCCTGAAGGCGAGATCATCCCGCTTACCCAGATCGCACAGACCAAGACCCCGATCGGTGAGATCACCCTTAAGAAGTGGAGAAAGGCAACCTCCGCTGAAGCAATCATGAAGTCTGGCTATAACACCGCCGTTATGCAGACCGACCGCAAACTGCTCCAGTTGGTTCAGAAGGGCATCCGCTCTGATTTCTTCACCTTCCTCGGCAACATCAACAGCACCACTTCCGTAACGGGAACTGGTCTTCAGGCTGTTCTTGCTGCTGCATGGGGCAAGTTGCAGGTTCTCTTTGAGGACGACACGATTCAGCCGGTACACTTCATCAACCCTGAAGACATCGCTGATTACCTCAAGACCGCTACCATCACGATGCAGACCGCTTTCGGTATGCGTTATGTTGAAGACTTCCTCGGTCTTGGCCGTGTAATCCTGTCCAGTCAGGTTACGAAGGGAACGGTATACTCCACCGCACAGAACAACCTGATCCTGTACTTCCTCCGCATGAACGGAGATGTAGCAGGTGCGTTTGATCTTTCCGCTGACGAGACCGGCCTTGTCGGTATCTCCTCCGGCGATGCAAACAACGAACGCGCTCAGGTTGAGTCTCTCGTAATGAGCGGCATCGACCTTCTGGTTGAGTATGCAGCCGGCGTTGTTGTTGGTACGATAAACCCCTGACGGGAGTCACTGTTAGCCCAGAGAGTGGCTCTGCAACAATTTTCGGGCATACCGTAAGTGATTTGCAGACGAATGTTGCTGTAAGCAACGGAAAGGTGACTGGTACACTTAAGTATGTCGACAGCGGCGCACTTGCACATGATTGGGGCGCAGGTAACTTCCTCGTTTTGAAGTGGACTGATCCCGATCAGCATGCCGAGAGTCTCAAGGTTGGTCTTAATCCTTCCGCGGGCAGCGGCCTGATTGAGTGCATCGATGACACTGACCGCAACGGTGTATTCAAGATCACCGATCCTGAAAAGCAGAAATTCATCGTCCTTTCCGCCGGAACGGGCTATGGTTCTACCAGACAGGAGTTTGACCTTAGTGAACTCGTTCTTCAGAAGGGAGAGTAATTCTTATGGTTTATGTAAATGAAATCAAAAAGAATGCAAAGCCCGCGGCCGATAAGCCGAAGGATGATTCCAAGAAGGAAAGCAAGAAATCAAAGTAATTTGAAAGGGCAAGGTGGTAGAAATGACTAACGCAGAGATGCTGGAAATTGTTGAGGCTCGGACGGGTGTCACGGACACCACCTTGCTTTCTGCTTACATCGCAGACGCCGGACAGGCAATCATAAACAAGGCGTATCCGTTCAAGACAGGCGTTACGGAAGTACCTCTCAAATACCATAACCGGCAGGTTGAGATCGCCGTGTATCTGGTAAACAAGCAGGGAGCAGAGGGACAGGAAAGTCATAATGAAAACGGCGTAAATCGTTCCTACGAAAGCGCGTCCGTTCCGAAGTCTATGCTTCGTGACATCATTCCCGTCGCAAAGATTCCTACGCCGGAGGTGGTATCCGATGAGAACTCTTGACAGGAATAAAACCGAGTTTTACTACGCATTAAACCTTGGCAAGAAGGAGATAATCGACGATCATGGAAGGCACACTGCCGAGTATGTTACATCATATTCTGAGTGGAAACCCTATAAGGCGAATGTCTCCGCTGCCAAAGGCGAAAGCGAAGCGGAACTGTTTGGCAACGATGTTCAGTATGACCGCGTGATTGTCACAGACGACATAAACTGTCCGATTGACGAAAACACGGTTCTGGCAATTGACATAGCCCCGAATGTAAGGGACACGGCCGCTGTATTACCCGTATTTGATTATGTGGTGACGCGCAGAGCCAAATCTCTCAACATTGTCAGTTATGCCGTTGCGAAGGTAAAGACAAAATGATTGAATTCAAGGTAACGGGAATAACCGAGGCGATCAAGAAGGTCGAGGCTCTTAAGAATTCGCTTCCAAACAAACTCAAAGAGGTTTGTGAGAGGCTTATGCAAGAGGGTTTCGATGTGGCCTCAGCACTGTTCTCGGAAGCCATTTACGAAGGCACAAACGATGTTGTCGTTGATCCTCCTGTATGGGAAGATGACATGATTGTCTTATATGCAAGAGGAGAAGCAGTGGCGTTCATAGAGTTTGGAACTGGAACTATAGCGACGCCGTACCCGCCGCTTCCGACTGGAGATGATCCGTATACAAAACTCGGCATGTCGCAAAGAGGAGAATACGGGCATAAACACGGCAAAGAACCGCCGTGGTATTATCCGATGGAAAAGGGGCTTGGAAACAAGGGGCGTCCGAAAAGGATCGGTGACCAAAAGTATTCTACCAAGTGGGCGATTGCGTATGGAAATCCTCCGGCGAGAGCAATGTATCAGGCGACTGTTACAGTCTCGGATCAGGAGAGGATACTTGAGATAGCAACGGAGGTATTTAACAAATGATTGACATCGAGAACGAAGTAATCACTCTTGTGACTGATTGTTTGTTTGCAAACAACATCTCCGCTTCCGTTGAGAGTGTTCTCAACCTGAACCCGTCGAGTTTTCCGACGGTTTGCGTCGAGGAAATCGAGAACTCGTCCTATGGAATGTCTGCGGACAGCAACAGCAACGAGAACCATGTCGCGGTAGGCTTTGAGATCAATGTCTTTACCAACGATGTCTCCGGCAAGAAGCAAAACGCCAAGAGCATTCTTAATGTGATTGACAGCATGCTGATTGCAAGGGGCTTTTCCAGAATTTCCAAAACGCAATTATCGCTTGACGAAGGCACGAAGTACAGGCTGGTAGCCCGTTACCGCGCCTATGTAAGTCAAAATCAAACTATTTACAGGAGGTAAATTTGAATGGCTATCAGCACCTATAAGACATTCTTAATGCTTGGGACTGACACTGGATCGGGCATCTCCTACGAGAAACTGGTCGACATCAAGTCCTTCCCCGACCTCGGTGGTAGAAAATAAGGGAGTGCCACCGTAAAATCGCGGAATTAAGCGGGAAGCCTAAACCGAAAGGCATGGTAATCCGAACCGAAGGCTGCAGGGACTGCAGTCAGGGGCAACGCATAGATGGTGAAAAGATATAATCCATCCACGAGGCCGCGACACCGAGAGGTGAAAAGATATGCTGACCTTACAGGAAACTGTAAGAAGTGCCGGATAAAAAGCCGGTGCGATAACAGGTTTGATTCCCGAAACCCTTGACACCACGACGATGTCTGACTCCGCAAGAACCTTTATTCTTGGTATTCAGGAGACCGAGACGATGTCGTTTGACGCCAACTATGTTCTGGCTGATTACAGCAGAATTAAGGCGATGGAATGCACGATTCAGCACTTTGCGGTATGGCTTGGCGCGAATGTCGTGAACGAAGTTGCAACTCCCACCGGCGCAGACGGAAAATTCGAATTTGATGGTTTTATCACCGTCACGAAGACCGGCGGCGGCGTGAACGAAGTACAGAACATGACCATCACGATCGCTCCGACGACCGTTATCAGAGAAGCAGCAGGTGGCGGCGGCGTTCCGTCCGTAACTCTTTCGACGCATGTTGTCAATGTTGTTGATGGAGATACCGTTAAGGTTAAGGCGTTCACCAACCCTGAAGGCGAGACCGTTACTTGGTCTTCCGCTTCTTCGCTTGTTGCAACTGTTGCAAACGGCGTGATCACCGGCGAGGGTGAAGGCAACACCGTCATCACGGCAGCAATTACCGTTGATGGCGTAACCTACAACGACACCTGCACTGTCATCGTGGCAGCAGCAGAATAATTAACAACCAAAAGGAGGGTACATCATTATGGACGAAAAGAAGATTAAGCAGGTAAGAATTAAGGCATCGGATGGTAAGGAATACACACTTGCCTATGACCGCAAGAGTTGTGCAAGAATGTCCCGCAAGGGATTTCGGATTGAAGATGTAAAGGACGCACCGATCATTGCGATCCCGCTTTTGATCAGCGGCGCATTTATCAAATTCCATCCTGAAATCGCTCAGGAACAGGTTGACGCAATCTGGTCTGAAATCAAGGACAAGGAGTCTTTACTCCGCACACTCATGGAAATGTATGCCGAGCCTCTTAATGCTCTCCTTGAAGAACCCAAAGATGATGCAAAAAACGCGACATGGGAAGTAATCGGGTAGCCGATTGCTTCCCTATAAACGAGGAGGGGGAGGTTTCCCCCTCTTTGTCTTATCATGAACTCTGCGAAAGACTGTGTCCCGACTACATGGCCATGGGGATGACCTATGACGAGTATTGGTATGGTGATCCTTGGATGACAAAGGCGTTCCGCAAGGCACACGAATTGAGGCGTCGTGAAAACAACTTCAATTTATGGCTGCAGGGAATGTATGTATACGAGGCGATCCTGAACATAGCACCTGTCCTCCGGCCGTTTTCGAAAGAGACGAAACCTATTCCGTATCCTTCAGAGCCTTATGCGTTCAGCAAGGACGAGCAAAAGGAAAAGGAACAGCGAAAACAGGAAGAACTCGACAAGAAGAACCAAGCGACCATAAAGGCATGGGCAGAGCGGGTAAACCGTCTGAAAGCGGAAAAAGAAGCAAAGAAAGGAGTGCCGAGCAATGGCTGATACAGATATCACAACTATTAGCATATCAGCAAAGGCGAATACACAATCCGCTGAAAAGAACATCGAAAAGTTGGCGGCAGCACTGGAAAAACTCCAGAAGTCATCGACTTTTGATGTCAGCAAATCTTCGGCGAAGTCAATCAAGCGGCTGGCTGATGCGGTTGGTGGTCTTGGCAACCTCGGGAAATTAAATATCCAGAAAGACCTGCCTGAAAAGGTGGAGGCTCTCGGGAAAAGCATTCAGTCTTTATCCTCCGTTGATGTCGGAAAGTTAAAGAGTGTTGCTGCTGCCCTGAAGGAAGTCAAGGACTCCATGAAAGGCATTTCCTCTATCTCTGCAAAGGAGGGTGCTGCTGCCGGAGAGTCCGCTGCCGGTGTTGAAAAAGGTGCAGACATGGGCGTAATCGCCAAGGAAAGTCAGGAAGTGGCCTCTACAGCAGGGACTGCTTTTGACCGCGCTTCTGCCGGAGCGGAAAACTTCTATGACAAACTGCAGAAGATCGCCATGATTCTCTGGGGAGACTTTAAAAACGGCATCCACAAGAGTGTTGCAGCAATCCAGCGGCTTAATCAGAAACTGCAAGAGACTTCCGGCTGGAAGAAGATGGAAAAGGCTGTCAGCAACACAAAGTCGAAACTGGCAGGTTTTCTTGCAGCACTGAAACGAATTGCTGTATACCGCGCAATCCGTTCCGTGTTAAAGGCCATCTCTCAGGCATTCCGCGAAGGCATTATGAACATGTACCAGTACAGTGTTCTTATGGATGGTACATTCAAGAAGTCCATGGATTCCCTTGCAACATCCGCGCTGTACCTTAAGAATTCCCTCGGCGCGATGGTTGCACCCCTGCTGAATGCACTTGCACCTGCCATTGATGTTCTGGTCGACAAATTTGTAGACCTTTTGAACATCATCAACCAGTTTATTGCGCGGATCACAGGCGCATCGAGTTGGACTAAGGCTCTGAAGTATCCGAAGGAATACGCGGAGAACCTTGACAGAGCCGGCGGAGCAGCAAAGGAACTGAAGGCAACATTGCTCGGGTTTGATGAAATCAACCGACTTGATGACCTTACGAACCGAGGCGGCGGCGGTGGTGGTTCTAATTTTGATTACTCCCAGATGTTCGAGGAGGTTGAACTTACCAAAAAGTCGTGGTCTGAAATGTTTGAGGACTTGCTTGAAAGCGGAAAGAGTAAATTCTCCGTATGGGCGGCAGGTCTTGCGGGCATCCTTTCCCTCAAACTTGCCGGAGGACTTACTGGCATATTCGGTGGCGAAGCGGGTGCAACATCTCTTATGAGCGGATTTACCGCAACCTTGTTGGCCGCATTTGCAGGTTTCTCCCTCGGCAATTGGATGTATCAGAACAATGTCGGTGGGGTAAAGACACTTGCTGATGACTTGATGGAGAACGGACTTGGCGAAACCATTACAAATGTTCTTGAAAGGTTAAAACAAGGATGGAAAGATTACACCGAAGCCGCAATCGAATGGGGAGATGTCCTTTGGAAAAAATTTGATGACCTCGAAGATAAGGCAATCAAATGGGGCGATAAACTGTGGAAAAAGTGGGACGATTGGTTTGGAGATAATAGCACATACAGTTTTGTCGTTTCTCCCGATTTGAACACGGGTAGTTTTTCCAAAACCATCATCAAGGCATTATCCGATGCCGGACTAAAATTTGACGGTTCACAGTATGCTATAAAAATCTACGCAACAGGCAAAGACCTTGACTTTGACATCGGACTTGATACTTATACGGGAACCCCCGGAAGTCCCGAAATCCCGAAGAAAGATGACAAGAACGAGAAAGACCTTCTTTCCACAATCGAGAACGCAATGGACAATGTTAAGAAAACCGTTCTCACATCTGTTGACACCACATATAAGCAATACAGTTATGTACCCTCGTATGTCACGAAGAAGGCAATGGGCGGTTCTGTAGCAACAGGCGATTTGTTCCTCGCAAACGAGAAAGAACCCGAACTGATTGCTCACATCGGGAACAGAACCCAAGTTGCAAACAATGACCAAATCACAGAGAGCATCCGTGTGGCAACGCAACAGGGTAATGCCGAAGGGAATATGCTTCTTCGTGAAGCGGTATCTCTGCTCGGCGGCATCTTGGCGAAAGACAACACCACGGTTACCGAAATCACGGCAAGTTCCATTACGGACGGTCTGCGGAGACAGAACCTTCGGAATGGTCGCACAACCGTAGCGGTTGGATAAGGAGGCAGATATGGACGAAAGATATAATCCCATTGTTTCGGTGGACGGCGTTGCCGTCCGTCCACCTTCGGGGTATCAATGGAGTTTACAAGATGTTTCTGAGCCTGACGCCGGTCGTACCGAAGACGCGCTCATGCATAAACTCCGCATCACGCAGAAGGTAAAACTGCAATTGTCGTGGAACAACATCAAGACTGAGGACGCATCGGCGATCCTGACCGCTTTCAATCCTGAATACATCACCGTGGAGTACCTCGATCCGAAGGCCGGCGGTTATCTTACAAAACGATTCTATGTCGGTGACCGCTCTGCCCCGATGTACAACAACACGATTTATGGCGGCGTATGGTCTAATGTATCGTTCAACATCATTGAGCAGTAAGGAGGCAGCATGTACCCTATTACATCTGATGTCTTAGAACTGTTTCAGAACGGGGCGCACCAGCAAGCGCGGATTACGATGGGGAATGTAACCATCGGCAACAGCCGGATCGTGCAGGGCGGCCTGATCATTAACCGCTACTGCTCGACTGGAAACAAGGCTATGGTTGGTGCTTGTGTGGCGGCAGAAGCAACACTGTTGCTTGACAACCACGATGGATATTACAATCAGACCAATTTTGTCGGGCGAGAGATGTTTATTGAGATCGGCGTGGAAGACGCCAATGAGGACATGCGTTATGTTCCGATCGGATATTTCACCATTGACGAGTCCCCGCGGAAGCAGTCCAAGATCAAGATTTCCGCGCTTGACAGAATGCTCTGGTTCGAACAGGAAGTTGACGAGTCTGCGCTGACATTCCCTTGTACCATCAATGAACTCTTACAGGATATCTGTTCTGAATGCGGCGTGACTTGGAGTGTATCCGCTCTGACAAACGGATCATACACTGTTGACGAGTATCCGTCAACCGCTCGATCCTATCGTGACATCCTGTCTTGGATTTGCGAAGTGACCGGCACGAATGCATATTTCGACTATAATGGTGAGTTAGTCCTGTCTTGGTATTCGACATCGTCTGCGGGGACTCTTACAATAGAGAACCGGCTTACATCGGATACCAGCGAGGAGTCAATTGTTATCACCGGCGTCAAGATCAAGACCGAGACGAATGAGTATACGGCCGGACTCCCTGATTATGCACTTGAGATCGACTTAAACCCGCTGCTTAAGGAAGATGTACAGTCCGTTGCAAATGCGATCAATCTGGTTGTAAACCGTTTTACATACAAGGCATTTACCGCGACAGTGCTTCCAATGCCGCATGTGTATCCGATGGATGGCCTTACCTTCGTCGACAAGGACGAGAATTCATTCTTTGTCGCTGTGACGGACTGGACATACCAGATGAATGGATCAACTGAGTTGCGCGGCAGGGGTGAAAGCACAAAGCGAGCCTCTTATGTAAATCCGTATGGCAAGTCAAATTACGGATTGCCGGTTGACGAAGCGATGGAACTGATGAGGGCGAACATCATCCGAACCGCCGAGGTTCTGAACGAGCAGATGGAGACCTATCAGCAGACCCTCCACGGTGAGGTCACGGCTCTGTCCTCACAGTTTGGTGCTTACCGACAGGAAACTGATAATAAGATAACGGCTAATGCCGAGGCGATTACACAGAACCTCTCCTTCGTTCAGACCCTTATTTCCGAAACGAATGAGAACCTTGCCGAGACCGATGCGACAGTAACAGAACAGGGCGATTTGGTTTCCGCAACGGAGATATGGAGACAAGTTACCGAAGGTTATATTAAGTCGGGTCTCCTGTACTATGAGGACAATGTTGAGGTTGTCGGCGTTGCCGTAGGTCAGTTGACATACGAAACGGTCAACGGCAACAAGGTAATCAAGAGAGAAGGTTTCTATGCGACCTATACCGCAAGAGGCATTTCGATTTACAAAGGCACAACAGAGGTTTCCCACTTTGCCGACATAGAGGCATTGATTCAATTCCTTGTGACCACCAAAATCACGATGGGAAACTTCGTCATTGACACAACTGATGGCGATTTCACTATCAAGTAAGGAGGGTATAGATAATGTCAGTTACAACCGTAACCAAGACTTGGGCTGAATGGAGACTTTGGGGACAGGGTTATGCGTGGTCTACACGATACACGGCATCGTGCGTTATCACGGTCACACGAAACACGGGTAGCGATACCGCAACGGTCAAATTCGATGCGACAATGACAACCCCTTCGGGCGATTCTTCTCTTGGCGATTGGCAAT